GGGGGGTGGACTTGCGCCAGTTGTCAAACTAGATCGGCTCCACGAACAAGTTGACTCCTCTAGCGGAAAAATACAGGTCAGTCCCTATAGGGGAACCGCCTACTCGCAAATAACTAATGGTGAAAAAGTCGCCCACAGCATCAGAACGAATTGCCCAGTCGATCGGTACAATGCCGCCTGCCTTGCCGCCATCAGCAGAGCTAGCGGAGATGCTCGTCTGCACCATCTGCGCCAAATACGGAGGTGGCCAAGATGTAGCAGTGTCCTGGTTGAAGTTAAGTATAACATTCAAAGCAGCATTGGTACCAGCGGTGTTATAATAAGTGATGTTGCCAGTGATGCGATACATGCCAGGCTGAACAAAGTACAAACGATCAACGCCCACCCCTGGACTGATAATAAAGTGGGCGTAAGTCCGGCTAATGAGGTGCAAGGTATGGAGGTTGGCATCCTGTGTGGTCTTGACATCAGCATCGAAGCCAAGCAGCTGCGCCTTGGTAGTTTGAATATAGGGCGGTACAGCCTGGGGGACAGACAAAGTAACACTATAGTCCACCCAAAGTCGGCCAACGATGCTAACCGAGTCAGCCATGCCAACAGTACTCACATTGATGCGCCCAGCATCACACAATACGGAATCAACACCAGTGACACCAATACGAACGAACTTCTTTTGCGTCGTGCCGAACATGGACTTCGGATCAAAGGTCATCGACACCGGCGCCCAACAAGAGCCAGCAACAGCCCCGTCACAATTACAAGCTATGGATTCGCTCAGTGGGGCTGGATCAGTAACACAATACTCTGGAGCCAAAATCACCTGGCCAGCAGTGTTGGATGGACACGTGGGTTCATAGCGGAAGCGTAAATGGTTGAAGCGGTACATCTGGTACGCACCAGCCTCAGATGACAGCCACTGGAAAAGCCCAGCATAACCTGGATTTATGCGGGCGGTGACACAGTTGAAATTAACGGAACCAATGACTGCCATAACCATCTCGGTATTCTCAATGGTACGGTCTCCTCGGAGGCCGAACCCGTTTCGCCTGCCAACAGCAACAGGTGCAACAAGCGTCTTCGTATCGCCCTCCGCAAATCGCATCGAAGACGCATAAGCTCGAGCCAACGCCTTTGGTTTAACAGCCCGCGGGAACTTCGGCGTAAGGCCCTTAATAGTTCTCTTGAAGATACGCGGTAAGACACGAAGCTTCTTGACAAGCTTGGTCGCCCGCCCAACTCCTTTTCCTCTCGCCATTCTGACATACTCTGGAAGTATTGGATACCCTACCAGAAAGGGGACTGTACATCCTGGTCACGCAACGCTTGCCCCGTGCAGTCTCTCGGCATTCCACGGCAAAGCCGCTTAGCACGGAACTATTAAGTGTGGAGGACGCCACCACACACCGTTTTGGGGCATGAAGACCAGAACCCAATGGGAATAGTTAAGGTCCATCCCAAGACCACCTCTGTTCATATGAACAGAGACCCTCCAGCAGTAATAAGAGTCGGACGTGGCTCTAAATGACTTCCAAACTCGTGTACGGTTGGACAAACGAACTGTACCTGCTCGCCAAGGTCCAACAACAACTGGTTCCGAATACGACACGAGCCAGCCACGATCGACGGGTCAACATCAACATGACCATACTCCTGATACCGGAACTTGAACGCCAGGTTGCGGTCGACTTTTTCAAGATCGACAGCCTGGACACCTCGAGACGACAAGTCGTTGATCATAGATCGAAGCATCGACCCAAGACACGGTACCCACCAGTTAAGAGCATACTCACCACGAGCTACTGCCAACAGCCAGGATAAATACTCACCGTACTTAAAGCGGCGACAAGTATAACAAAGGCCGCCCAAGATACGCAACGGATCACGAACCATAACCCAACTATTGGCACTAACCTGGACGGGCGAGCACTGATCGAAAACAATACGTTCGAACACAGTACAAACAGACGGCTCACCCAGCTCAAAACCACACTGCTTCTGCCCATACTGAACCATCTCAAGGGCGGCAGAAACATCACGCTGGTCGACGATCAACACAACATCATCCCCATTGCAAACCAGGTGCCAACGGAAACCGGCCCTTTGCAATGACTCACCCAAC